TCTTATTTTAATTTTTCTAATCTGTCGATGCAGATTTCTATCGTTTCAGCGAGATCTGTATCTGTCAAAAGTATCTTTTTCCTGAAATCCCAAAGCTCAAAAGTGAGTTGCTTTCTCATGTCTTCGCGACCATGACCATAGCCCTTTTTGTAGCCCGTTAGCCAAGTCCGTTCTGTGAACTCTTTCCAGTCTGTTTCCTGCTGCATGATTCCCCTGTCTGTCAGATAGAATTATGATCCGGGGGCATAGCTATCTGTGGGCTATGTCCCCTTCGCTTCTACTTTGTATCTACTGCCTTAGCCATCTCTGTAATCTGCTCTAGGAATCGCTTAGGCATTCCATGAAGCTTGGCATCGCTGTAAAGCTCTCTAAGCCCCTCAACGTCACTACTTAGGGCTAGGACACTTGCGCGACCTTCAAAGCCCTTGAGAGACACTGCTAGGGCTTCCTGTGATGCTGCCTGCATTTCCTCCGCGCTAGGTCTAACGCTGTGACCGTCTTTCTTGCTAGAAAACCCGAGCGTTGATAAAGCCCTCCCGATTGCGCTAGTGCTGCAATTTTCGATAAAGCTAGTTTTGTTTATTGGGCTTGAGTTTCTAGTCTCCTGGGCAAAGTCAATAGCTGCTGCCCTCATGTCTTCCCGGTCAGTGTAGACACTTGCCATTATGACGATTTCTGTTTCGTTGATTAGCTTTATCTCAGTGTGTATTCTGCCGTTTGGGTGCTTCTCCCAAAACTTAGCTATGCGGTCTGCTACTGGCTCGTAGTTATCCATGAATCCCATTTTTATCCTCCTGTGATTTTGAGATAAGGCGCGCCGCCAGATCTGCTTTGTAACATTACAACGTTTTCGCCATCTACATAGCCGTACTTAGCGCCCTTCATGCTGCTTTGGATGACCGACTTTCTAAGTGTTGCCTGCTGCTTCCAGAACTTTTCTTGCTCTAGTGCCGCTTGTAGAAGTCTGTATTCCTCGGGGTCTATGTCTGTTTCTGTGTCTTCGATGTCTGGGTGCAGAATCCTGATTGCGCTGTAAGTCGAATCGCTGCCTTCTATGTCTGGCTGCTCTCCTGTCCTAACAAGCTCTAGGAAGCTCTCTGCCGCCTTCATAAGTGCCTCAGCCTCTATCGGGTCATACTCCACCGTAAACTCCCTGTATTCGCCTCCTGCGACCGCGCAAAGTACACCGGGGCTATGCAAGCCTGTTACGATCATGTACCAAAGAACTTGAAGCCTGTAATGCTCCGGCAAGATAGGCATAGCGTTTCTAGAGAATTTGATCTCGAGAATGTATAACCTGCCATCTTCATCTTCTATAACTCCATCCGGGTTAGCGTGGAATGAGGGGTTCTTCTGTGACTCGTAGGTGTAATCTCCGGTATGAACTATAAGATGTGGGTGCATGTCACCGAATAGCCGGACTATTGCAGGCTCGAAGTAGTTGCCTAGCTTCATAGCCATTGTGCCTTCTGTAGGCAATAGCAAGCCTGACTTCTGCGCCCATAAGTACACCGCGCTAGTCCAGGGGGATTTATTCATTATCGGGGCTATGTCGCTGCCGCCGATTGCGTGAGATCTCTGAGCATGCCACTCAGGAGATCCTGCCGGGTGTGTGCCGATTAGAGTGCCGCCTAGTTTGGCTATTGTCTTGTTTACTGTGATCATGTTTTGGAGCATAGCAAAGCAGCGCGACATAATTGCAGTTATTGTTTAGGCATGAACTCAGAACAAGCTCTCACTGCACTAGCAGAAGGCATTAGAAAGACAGGGGCAACCGCCTGCCAAACCTCTGACCCCGATGCTTGGTTTCCAGAAGGAGGCGTTCCAAATACTAGCCTCAGGTCTGCGATTAGTCTCTGTAAGATCTGCCCGGTTAGGTCTCTGTGTCTAGAGTTTGCTTTAGTGAATGATGAGAAGCATGGTATCTGGGGAGGCGTTAACACTAGGCAACGCGCTAGATTGCGAAACGCTCGAGGCTAGTGTAAAAAGTAGTCTGAAAAGGGTGTAAAAAGTTAGACACCTGGAATGTGTGGTGGCTCTATTCCCTCTGTAACATCTTCGTATTCCTCGGGGTTGTTTACCTCGGTGTTCTTTACTGCCATTACTGAAGCGAAGAATGCTAGGGCTGCTGCAACGCTGCTAAGTATCTGCTGCGATTGCTCTCCAGTAACTATCCCGGCAATTACCAGAAGCGGCACTAGTCCGGCTACTGCTGCATAGATTGCTTTTCTAATCTGGGGGTTGAATCTCATTTTGCGTACCTTTCCAATAGGGCTAGTGGGTCGAATGTTTGACCGTAGAAGATGTGTTTAGGGGTGTCTCCGTAGGTTAGGTGAAGATGGCTGCCGCGTGATGCGCTCCCAGTGTTGCCAACTGCTGCGAACCACTTATTGCCCTCCCAGATTTTAGTACCTACCTTGTGCTTGCTCTTTACCTTCAAGTGAGCGAAACCTAGATACATAGGCATCTGTTTGCCTTCATGCCAGAAGCGTAGGACTAAGCAGTGACCTAGAACATCGCTCCAAGTGTTTACTACTATTGTGCCTGTCTCCGGAGCTGTGATCCAAGCGCCCGTAGCAGCGCCAAAGTCTAGTCCCCTATGTGGGGTACTCCTGTTAGCTCTAGCGCCGTAGAGTGCTGTGATGCTTGCTTTAGGAAGTGGGTATCTCAAATTAGAACCTGCGAAACAACTGTGACCGCAAAGGCGGTCAGTGCAGCAGAAGCGAAAGCAGTAATCCAGGCGTTCTTCCAGCGAGCTTTTTCTAGCTCTCTGATTCTGTCCTCGTGATCTTGCAGCATCTTAAACCCGGCCTTTACGTCTGCCATGTCACCTACTAGCTTTAGTAGTAACTGCTGCTGTGTGCTGCTTCTGGGTATTTGCTCAGACATTAGCCTAGTAGTGCTTTCAAGTCCTCAGTAGTTAGCCCTAGTGCGAGCAGCTTTTCTTCTGCCGCTGAGCGAGCTTCTGCCTTCGCCTGTTCTGCTTGCTCTCGGGCTTGCGTGCTTAGTTGGTCTTGCTTATACTGCGCTAATTCGCTTGCGTTCATGGGGCGCTCTAATTCTTCGCCTGTTGTAACATCAACTATTTTGATAAGTGGATTAGTCATTAGTTCACTCCATAAAGTGCATAAGTTCCGGAGTTCCAAACTCCCGAATTTGTAAAAATTGTTAGCGATGTTAATGCGTCAGTAACCGAGCATGAACTTATTGTTGATCCTTGCTGATACCTAGTAGTTCCGTTGTCTAGATAGCCTTCTACTAATTCAGTTTTGAAATACTTTAGTGTTAAATCGTTTGAATAATTCATGATAGTTACTTCTGTTGTGCCTTTTCCGCTTAAAGGGTCGCCGCTTCCAGGTAAATGATAAGACCCCTCAATAGCAGTTGAAGCAGTTCCATTCATGTTGTCCGACCAATTCGCCGAAAATTGAAAAAAAGAATAGACGCTTCCTGTTTCACCATTCATTCTTATTTTTAAATAATTGTTTGAAACAGAAAAAACTTGATTGTGTATTTTTAAAACCAAGTCTTGATAGGTCTGAGGGATACTGCTCAAGGTTATCGAACTGCCGCTTAGAGTTCCAGAAGCTATTAGCTCGCTGCCGCCGCCGCCTGCATCTGCCCAAGCAACTTCTCCGGCAACAACACTAAGAACCTGATCATCTGTGCCTACGCCTAAGCGAGTGACCGAACTAGCGCCGTCTGCGACTATTAGGTCTTGTGAGGTTGTTACTGTGCTTTTAGGGATTAGCGCCGTTAAGTCTGGATCTTCTACGAGTGCAACAAAAGCCGAGCCGTTCCAACTCTCGTATGCGTTAGTGTCCTCGAGGTAAGTCAGCATACCTGTCACCGGGCTAGGAATTGCAGTGCCTCTAGCTGCTGAATCTGCAAAGACGATAACGCTCTGATTCATTAGGAAGTTGTTTAGATCGCTTGCAGGAAGTGGGAATCCGTTAGCGAATGTCTTGTATGCCATTTATGCCTCTTTCCATAGCTCTAGTCTAGTGAACCAATTGTTTACGTCTATTGTGTGAATCACCTTAGCAACCGAATAGTAGCTGTCTATGTTTAGCTCCGAGGTAACGTATTTTACGCCTAGGACTTCTCCGGGCATAATCTCTGCCGCGTGTGTCAAGTTGTTGTTCCTGTCTATTGCCGGAGTTGTAACACTTTTTACTAATCGTGTCGGGTACTGAGTGAAGACTCTATCTGCCCATACATTTAGTTGGTCTATGTCTGTCGTGTCTATCTGCACGTCTATCGCTGCTACGCCGTATAGGTCTATTGAATCCTGATCCTGCCTAATTACATAGGTTGCATCATCTGTCTTTAGCGCGACCCTGAGCGAGTTATAAACATCATCGTATTCACCCTGGACTATGAGGTCGCTCATACATAGGTGAAAATCGTCTTCGTGTGAGTTGCCGATAGTGTAAGTGCCATCTGGAATAGCGGCTATCACCGGGCGCGGAATGAAAACAAACTCCTGAGTAGGAGGGTCTATCCAAAAGAACCCTAGTCCTACCTGTATAGCGTCTGACAAAAAGATATTAGGGATTACGTCTGTTGATAACACGCTAGGTATTCTGCCTGTTGTTTCGCTGCTAAGCGCGTACATGCTAGTACCGAAGCCCTCGGCAACCTTCTCAATTACCTCGTAGGGAGAAGCGTAGCCGTCTGGAAAGTCTGTAGTCGTATCAAATTCAGCTAGTCGAGTAGTGACTACCTTATTAA